AACAGGTGGTGCTGGTACTGATGCAGATACCCTAGACGGTTTTGATAGTTCATACTTTTTAAATTACAATAATCTAAGCAACACTCCTAGTTTATTACAACTTACAGCATTAAGCGTTGGTTCTGCTGCAACAGCATCAGGTAACGGAGCAATTGCATACGATAACACAACTGGTGTGTTTACTTTTACTCCACCAGACCTTACAAGTTACATTACAGGTGTTGCATGGAATGACATTACAAGTAAGCCAACAACCATTACAGGCTTTGGTATTACAGATGCCTTTGACGGAGCATATACTTCTTTAACAGGTAGACCAACTGTACCTACAAATAACAATCAGTTAACTAACGGTGCAGGATTTATTACAGGAATTGGAACATTATCAATTGATGCACTAAGTGATGTTGACACAACAACTGCTGCACCAACAAGCGGACAAGTACTTAAATGGAACGGTGCTAACTGGGCACCTTCAGCATCAGGCGGTGGCGGAGATGCAAACCAAAATGCATTTAGCACTATTGCTGTTGCTGGTCAAAGTGATGTTGTAGCAGATACTACAACTGATACACTAACACTTACAGCCGGTACAAACATTACACTTACAACAAATGCAAGTGGAGACAGTGTTACTATTACAGGATCAGGTGGCGGAGCAACTGACTTTGACGACTTAGGTGATGTAACATCAGCAGGATTAAAAGTTTCAGATGTTTACTTACCAGCAATTACACAATTGGTTGTTGGAGCCAGCGGAACTTCTGCTTACACATTTGATCAGTACGGTGGAAACAATCCTACAATTTATGCAATTAGTGGAACAACAATTGCATTTAACTTACAAGGTGTTTCAGCAAGTCATCCATTCCAAATTCAAGATGCTACAAGTGCAGCATATAACACAGGACTAATACACGTAACAGATACTGGAACAGTAACTACAGGTGCTAGTGCAAATTCAAAGACTGGTGGAATATTGTATTGGAAAGTTCCTGCAGGAATATCAGGTGGTTACAGATATCAATGTACTAACCACAGTGCTATGGTAGGATCAATTACTATTAAGAGTTTTGCTACAATCTAGCATCTAAGATCTTTTAATTTTTTATCAAGCATTTTTCTAACAACAGCAATATCATTACGTTGCTCGGGTGCCTGCGACATAGCTTTTGCGTCAAACGCAAGATTAGAATGTACTTCGTCTAACTTTTTTACTACATTAATAAGTTTTTCAAGAAGCCCGTTACACTGTGCTTTTTCCACTTTGTCGGCTACGTTTTTAATTCTTTCATGAAAGCCTTCAATATCTTTAATAAATCTTGGTTCTTCAGATAGTATTAACATCTTTGTTTAACTCCAATATAGTTTCTATTTTTGTTCTTATTAGATTATTATTTAATGTGTTTCGAAGACCTGTGTGCAAGTTCTTGGGTAAGAAATTCATATCACACCAACTAATTGTATTTGCTTTTGTAGTTAAGAATTCTTTCTTTACTAAACAAATATAGGTTCCGTATTCAAATCCTTTATCTAGACTCAAATATAATTCAATAGGAACAATTTTACCTTTAGAAAAGTCTTCTTGTAATTCTAAGCTGTCATTAATTACAGAAGTCTTTTTTGAAAACGTAGGAACAGTCCATTTTTCATTCTCAAGAATTAGTAGTATTCGTTGAGTGTCTAATGATAGGTATAATATTCCGGCTCTCTTTTGCATTAAAATACTTATGCTGGGTTAGGGTCAATTCTCCAATAACCTGGCGAGTATTCACCTTCAAACGACTTGAGCCATTCGGTGCCTGTCCATTTATATTGGATACCTGTTTTTAAGTTTTGGAAATATGTTGGATTTGCTAGTGTGTTTGGATCTGCTAATGTAATCCAGTTTATGCCATTCCATTCAATGATAGCATTGGCTACAATAATAGGATCTTCGCCTGTTGTTCCTTTCCATGCATCAGGACCATCATACGCTTCATTGTATGGAGTTTCTCTATAACTTTGTCCAACATTATCACTATCGTTAATATTATCAAGAACTAGATATCTTGTACCTAGTGGTATTGCTGATAAACTTCCCCATTTCTCAACAGGATTAAATTTGTAAGGATCAATAATAGCGTCAACAGTAGCACGAGCAGCAACACCGTTTACAGTTGATGCAATAGTTGTGTTAGTAGGAATAGTATCTTGGTCAAATGTTATTAATAGTACTTTAGAATTAGCAGGATTAACAGCATATGTTCCGACCATTTCGTATCCTGTAGGTTGTCTGAAATATATTTTTGCGCCTGCTTTGAATCCGCCTAGTCTATCTAATACTCCATTCCAATCAATTTCTGTTGTTTTACTTTTTTGTTCTTTAGCATTAAGTCCTAAAGCATTTACTGCTTCATCGTCGTCTACAATAGTTAAATCATAGTCGTATGTTTGATTATTGTTTGATTTAAATAATAACACACCATAACGTGCATTTATATATTGAGTAGATTCTGCTGTTGTAGCATCATACACTAAGTCGTTTAGATTTGCTACATTACCTGTTTCTGTAAATATATTTGCAATAACACTTCTAACAACACCAAGTTTTTTAACTTTAGTTGGCGGTGAAATGTATATAGGCATTGTAAACTCTAATGTACAAATATCGATATCATCGTCAACTCCTGTAGGTACTGCACGTGATGTAAACTGAGTTGATTCTAAATTAATCACGCTTAAACTAGTCCAATCAATATAGTTGTCTGTTGTTTGAATAGACATAGATGGATTAAACAACACTAAAATTTGTTCTAGTATTTGTAATTTTTGGTCTGTATTAGAAGTCCAAAGATCTGCTTTCATAGTTAATATAAAAGGAGTAGGCATAAGTCTTTCAACAGTGTATGCATTTCCTTGAGCACCTGTATAGTTAGGCTCACCTGTAGCTGCATCAAATGAAAAGTCTCTTTCTCTAACACTCATTTTACTAATGAATGACGGATCAGCTAATCTATCTCTATCAATTTGTAGTCCTGAAATATAACAAGCCATTCTAGGAACAGTAGGTAGTTTGTTCTCAGAATTTTCTCTAATAATTGAAGCAACCTGTCTTGTAAGATCACCATACATAACAGGTATAGTTTGTTGAGTTTTATCACCAGCTTCATATTTAAAACCAATGAATGCTCTCATAAACTGTGTTACATATCTTCTTATCTGTCCATCGTAAAAGAAATCCATTAATCGTCTGCCTTCGGTCTAAGTGCTTTACTCAAGCTCTGTTTTTCTGAAACTTGTTTACCACCAATGTTGTTAACTACCGTATTGTTAATAAACGAATCCTTACCTTTACTTATTGCAGCATCATGTCCTGCAAAATCTTTACCTACACCTACTTGACTTGGTCCTAAATTACTTCTAGTCATTCTTACATCATCTTCAGTTTTTCTCCAACGTACTCCGTCGAATCTAAACAAACGTGTAGGCTTGTAATCAGTACGTAAGTGGAATTGTCCTTCCATAGGATTAAGAGGAAATGCTATACCTTGTGTAAATGGTGCACCGTTCTCTGGTAATCCGTCACCAATTAAGTAACCAGTATATGCATTACCTTCGGGTGTTTTGTATGCGGTGTCAGCAGTAACGGCCATGTAGATTGCATTACCTTTATCATCAAGTAATGTGTTGCCGGCTGCATCTGTAGATGGTATAAGCAAGTCATCGCTGTCAGCTGTAACAAGTTCTGTTTTACCTTGGTTATCAACTTGCATAGTATAAAATCTACTAGTGTCATAACCTGCTTGTGGCGAATCTGCTTCTGCTTGATCAAGAACTGCTTGTGTAACTTGCATTTCTTTTTCATACGTACTCATAATATCTTTGAGTGTATCTGCAAGTTTATAATAAGTTGCATTAGGTGGTTCAACGCCACTAATTTCTGATATAACTTGGTACTTCTCACCATTAGGAGCAATAACAATATCTCCTGGGAAGTAAGTTGACTCTGCGTTCCACGTACCTTTCAATGCATCTTTATCTGCAATGCCATCTAAAATCTGTTTGAATTCTTGTGAATCTACTAATGGTTTACACTTTGCTCTGTACAAGTGAGGATACCATGTATTTGAAAATCCTTCTGCTGCACGATTAACATCTTCAATTACATAAAAACGTTTTAATGCATAATTTAAATCATTAAGAGCATGTTCATCATCTAAGTGCGGCAACTCGATAACATCGCCTGACATGATCTTTCTGCCTAATTTTTCAACAGTATCATTAATATGGAATGTAACAAACACTGTATCATTTTGTAGGAATAAACCAAACTGACTTAGATTAAAGTCAATGTCTTGTACATTATATACACCACGTAATCTATAAACATCTGGATCATATTTGCGATCTCTGTTTTCTAAGAATAGCATATCCTGAATGTTTGTAGGATCATCTGTGCTATATGTTGGTGTAGCTGCTGTTTTTTCCTGTGAATTTCCGGGGCCTACATACTTGTGTACAAGCACATCAGTACCGCCAACTTGGAACATCTCCCAGACGGTTTTGTCCTGGAATTTGTAATCGTTCCCCTTTTCGGGTCTGTATAAACTGAGTCTTGGCATTGTATAAGTATTTACCTAAAGTTGCTAAAGGCATAAATACTTATATGAGCCAGATAGAAACATCAAAACAAGAAGTATTCGACTATTGCAAAGCAATGCTAGGCGACGGAATGATCGATGTCGAACTAGATCCTATTCACTACGAAACAGGTTTAAAACGTGCTTTGGGTGTTTTCAGACAACGAAGCGATAATGCAGTTGAAGAAAGTTACATAACACTTACTTTAGAAAAAGATAAAAACGATTATACCTTACCACATGAGATACAACAAGTAAGACAAATATACAGAAGAAGTGTAGGTAGTAGAACAGGTAACGGTACAGGTGGTACAGTGTTTGAACCATTCAACTTAGCATATACTAATACGTATTTGTTAAGTTCAACCAACATGGGCGGACTTGCAACATACGAGTTATTTGCACAGTATCAAGAACTTGTTGGAAAGATGTTTGGTTCGTTTATTAATTTTACTTGGAACCCTCAAAGTAAAAAGTTAATTATTATGCAACGTCCAAGAGGAGAAGAACAAGTACTTCTTTGGGCATATAATGAGAAGCCTGACTATACAATTTTACAAGATGTATATGCAGGACAATGGATTAAAGATTACACGTTAGCTAACTGTAAAGTTATGCTAGGACAAGCAAGAGAAAAATTTGCAAGTATTGCAGGCCCACAAGGTGGTACAGCTCTAAACGGACCTTCAATGAAAGCAGAAGGCACAGCAGATCTAGAAAGACTAACAATGGAACTTACAACACAGGTTCCAGGTGGTAGCGGATATAGTTGGGTTATAGGATAATGAAAGCAGACGAATTTATGTGGGAAGGCGAAGAACTATACGATGGTATGGTTTGGGGTAGAGGCAAGTCATCTGCAAGAGGCGGAACAGTTAAAATGAAGTTTCGTTGTCCATCAGGTCCACGCAAAAGTAGACAAGTATCACACCCGTCCAAATGTTGGGATCATCCTAACGTTGCACAAGCACAGCGTATGAAAACTACCCGTGCTAGAACTGGCCCTCAACAGGCTAGACGTCAGTCACGTACCAAAAATATCAATACAGCAACTCGTTTGGTAAGAAGACTTAATAAATTCAAATAAAATACTTGACATTATGAATTAATTCTAGTATACTGTACAGTATATTAACTAGGAGAATTATTTGTGATTATTGGTGTATGTGGTTTTATTGGTAGCGGCAAAGACACTGTTGCTGATTACCTTGTTAACTTCCATGAATTTAGAAGAGAAAGTTTTGCTGACACATTGAAAGATGCAGTTGCATCAGTATTTGGTTGGGACAGAACTTTACTTGAAGGTAGAACAAAAGAAGCACGTGAATGGCGTGAAGAAGTAGATCATTGGTGGGCAGAAAGATTAGGAATGCCAACACTAACACCACGCTGGGTACTACAATATTGGGGTACTGAAGTTTGTCGTAAAAGTTTCCATGATGATATTTGGATTGCTAGTTTAGAGAACAAAATACGTAACTCTAAAGATGACATCATTGTAAGTGATGTACGTTTTCCTAATGAAGTAAAAGCAATTAAGAATCAACAAGGCAAGATGATTATGGTACAACGTGGACGTTTACCTAAGTGGTATGATGTAGCACTTGATGCAAATTCAGGTAGCAATGTAGCAATCAATGAACTAAAGATACAGAACATACATGCTTCAGAATGGGCTTGGGTTGGTACTAAATTCGACCACCATATTCATAATGATATGGGTATTGAGGACTTATATAAAGAAGTTAAGTCACTAGTAGTCAGCAGTTAAGTCACCCTGTTTCCACTTAATACCTTCTTTAGATAACACAGATATACAATTAGCACAAACAGTTTTTAAATTGCTGTGTCTACAGTTATCTAAATTTCCATCTAAATGTAATACTCTAAATACTTCTGGATGAGGTGATTTGAATCCGCATTTATCACATGAAGCTTTCTGTTTATAGCCAGCACGAGCCCATCTAGGTACACCTGTATACTGCCCGTGATTATTACATACTTCACATAGGCTTCTGTAATAGGTACGCTTACCTTTCTTATAGTTAACAGCACGTGGCCGTAATCCGCACTTACAAAGAGGTCTCATACATGTATTTACACCTTTTGGACCCCTTTAATGACTGGTTAAACCAGGCTAATTTTATATAAAGTGCTAAATACAATTGCAACAAGTTTACGTAATAGACTGATACGAAAATATTACCAGGAGATAAAAAAGATGGCATTAACATCACCAGGCGTAGAAGTAACAGTAATAGACGAGTCGTTTTATACCCCAGCAGAGCCTGGTACTACTCCTCTTATTGTTATCGCTTCATCGCAAGACAAATTAAACGCAGCGGGCACAGCTACAGCAGCTGGAACGCTAAAAGCTAACGCAGGTAAAGCATATAAAGTTACCTCACAGAAAGAATTAGTAGATCTTTTTGGTGTACCAACATTCAAAAAGACAGCGAGCAACACTCCAATACATGGAAGCGAATTAAACGAATATGGATTGCTTTCAGCATATTCATTATTAGGCGTTTCAAACTCAGCTTTCATTGTACGTGCAGATGTTGACTTAGACGAACTACAAGGTTCATCAACTGCTCCGGGAGCGAATCCAGCAGATGGCAAGTGGTGGATAAACAGCGGGTCAACTGCTTTTGGTATCCAAGAGTGGAATGGCGCAGCAGTAACCACAACAGGTGGTCAAAAATTTGCTGCTAAAACACCTATCGTGTTAACCGATGCAGATATTTCAAAAATTGATAACGGCGCACCTAAAACATCAGTTGGTGCTATTGGCGATTACGCAGTAGTATTTGAAACAGTTGATGGTAGCGGATCATTTAGTGCAAGTAAAGAAAATGCAACTATGTGGTACAAGTCCGCAGGTAACGGATCAACAGTTACACAAGGTAATTGGGTTAAAGTAGGAAGCAATGATTGGTCAGCAAGCCATCCAACAATTGTTGGCGATACTTTTTCAGCAACTGCAGGTAACTTCAGTATTAACGGAACAAACTTTACAGTAAGTGGCACATTAGATGACTTGGTTGTTGCAATTAACGGTGCTATTACAGAAACACAAGGTATTGTTGCAAGAAACGTAAGCGGTAGACTTTATCTTTATTCAGATGGTAGCTTAGATGATGGAATTGGTGATTCGTCCAAGTCAAATGCTATTATTATTGATGACGGTTTAAGTAGCCCACAGATTACTTTTAGTGAGTTAGGTATTTCAAAAGCAACTTACTATGGTCCACAGCTACACATTGATGCACACACTAATGTTCCAGAATTTAAAACTGGTGACACAACACCACGTCCAACAGGAAGTGTATGGGTTAAAACAACTGAGCCAAACAACGGCGCACGTTGGAGAGCAAGTAAATGGTCAGCAGCGACTCTTTCATGGGTAGCATATACTGCACCATTGTATGCTAACAACTCATCTGCAGTTTATGCATTAGATAAAGCAGGTGGCGGAGTTAACATTCCAACTGATAGCATCTATGTACAAACTAACGCAGAAGAAAATAGCGGTTACGATACAACACCAATGACTGCTTCGTTTAGAGCGTTTAGAAGAGCTGCAACAGGAGTTACTAAAATTACTTCAGCAGTAGTAGACGCAAGTACATTTACAGTAGGTGGAAACACATTTACAATTGCAGAAAGTATTAAAACATCAGCAGCATTAAACGCTGGAGTAAGCGTGAGCTTTACAGCAGCAGGTAATGCTAATGACGCATCATTAATAGCAGGTGCTATTAACAGTGCAGGTTTTACTAACATTGAAGCAGCAGTAACAACTTCAAACGCAGTAGAAATTTTCCACAAGTTAGGCGGAGAGTTTAGAATTACTGATGGAACTAATACTCCAATAGGAAGTGCTTATACTGCATACAGCATTAACACAGGATTAGGAACAGCAAACTTTTACGCAGCACCAACAGGCGCAAGTGAAAACTATGTTGTATCTAACTGGAAGCCTTTAGCAGCAGACAACTTTGCAGCTTCAAGCAATGCTCCATTAGCAGAACCAGCAGACGGACAACTTTGGTACAACCCAGAGTTTAGTGATGTTGACATTATGATTCATAATGGTACTACTTGGAAAGGTTACCAAAATTACAGTTCAGGATACGCTAACTGTTCACCATTAGGCCCAATTGTTTCAGCAACTGAGCCAAATGCAACAACAGGACAAAGCGATGGTACTGCACTAGTAGACGGAGACCTTTGGATTTCAACTGCAAGTTTAGAAGACTTTCCAACAATTTACAGATGGGACGGTAATAACCTAGCATGGGTACTTGTTGATAAAACAGATCAAACTTCAGAAGACGGTATATTGTTTGCAGATGCACGTTATGGTCTAGCAGGTTCTACTGGTAACACAGCAGCAACTATTAAAGACTTACTAACTAACGATTACTTAGATCCAGATGCTCCAGATCCTGCACTATATCCAAAAGGTATGTTGCTATGGAACTTACGTAGAAGTGGCGGTAACGTTAAAAAGTACAACAACAATTACATTGATTTAACAGCTGACAACACTCGCAACGGCGACGAAGCGATGACAAGTTATGCTACAGACAGATGGTCTACACAATCAGGCAACCAAGAAGATGGTAGCGGATCATTTGGTAGACATGCACAGCGTATGGTAGTAACACAGGCACTTAAATCAGCAATTGATACAAGTTCAGAAATTAGAGATGAAGAAACAAGAAACTTTAACTTAATTTCATGTCCTGGATACACAGAAACAATGAGCAACCTTGTTAACTTAAACATTGACAGAGGCTTAACAGCATTTGTTATTGGTGATACACCTTTAAGATTAGCAAGTGATGCAACTTCATTGTTAGCATATGGTTCAAACAGTGCGTTGGTAGTTGATAACAACGATGACGGACTTGTAACATACGATGAATACTTAGGTGCGTTTTATCCAAATGGATTTACAACTGACTTAGGTGGCGCAAACGCTGTTGTTCCAGCATCACACATGATGATGAGAACTATAGCATTAAGCGACCAAGTATCGTTTCCATGGTTTGCTCCAGCAGGAACAAGACGTGGTGGAATTAGCAACGCTACATCAGTAGGTTATATTGATGCAGCAACAGGTGAATTCCAAACAGTTGCATTGAACGAAGGTCAAAGAGATACGTTGTATGGACTAAAAATTAATCCAATTACATTCTTTAACGGTGTAGGACTTGTAAACTACGGACAAAAAACTAGAGCAAGAAATGCAAGTGCTTTAGATAGAATTAACGTAGCACGTTTAGTTGTATATTTAAGATCACAACTTAACAAACTTGCAAGACCTTATATCTTTGAGCCAAATGATAAGATCACAAGGGACGAAGTTAAACAAGCAGTTGAGTCATTATTACTCGAGCTTGTAGGCTTAAGAGCTTTATACGACTTTGCAGTTGTGTGTGATGAAACTAACAACACGCCAGCAAGAATTGACAGGAATGAACTTTATGTTGATATTGCTATCGAACCGATTAAGGCGATTGAGTTTATTTACATTCCATTGCGTGTCAAGAACACAGGAGAAATATAATGCCTATTACATCACTTAACAACTTTGGAGTACCAACAGACGCAGGCAACCAAGTGCTCTTGATGCCTAAACTAAAATATCGCTTTAGGGTGACACTTTTAGGATTTGGAGTTAGTGCTGCAACAGAACTTACTAAACAAGTTGTAGATGTTTCAAGACCAAAAGTAGGTTTTGAAGAAATGCAGTTAGACGTGTACAACTCAAAGGTATTCTTAGCAGGTAAGTATACTTTCGAAACACTAACATTGAACTTACGTGATGATGCTAGTGGCTTTGTACAAAAGCTAGTCGGCCAACAGGTCCAGAAGCAGTTTGACTTTGTCGAACAAGCATCTGCTAGATCAGGTATTGACTACAAGTTTACAACAAAAATTGAAGTACTAGACGGTGGTAACGGTACTAGTGAAAACGGAGTAAGCGTATTAGAAACAGCAAACATGTATGGTTGTTTCCTAACTAACGTAGACTACGGTGACGCTAACTACGCTACTAACGAAGCTATGCAAGTTGCACTAACTGTACGTTTTGATAACATGGTACAGTGGGGCGCAGGTGAGCAAGGCGTTGGCGTTGGAATTGGCGCAAACGTTGGAAGAACAATTGGTGAATCTACTACAGGTTCTTCAGGCGCTCAAGGCTAATAACTTTTTAAATAAAATAGAAGAAGCTCGGATTATTTTCCGGGCTTTTTTTATGGCTAAATAATAGTATGGCAAACAAATTCACAAGATTTCTCAGCGATTTTGCAACTGGACTTACTCAACCTAAAGGTATTATGGGTAACTATACCCATGCCACAAGACTGTTCATTGATAATACAATGCGTCTTGCACCTAAGACTAAATTTAATTATTATGTTAGGTTTGAAATGGATCCTATGGCTGTTAAGGCTGCTAACTTTAAATCCAAACATGCTGAAGAAACAGGACTGCTAGTTAAAGGTGTAGACTTGCCTAAGTTTAGTTTCCAAATGGATACACTAAACCAGTATAATAAAAAGCATAACGTTTACAAAAGAATTCAATACGACCCTGTACAGTTTACTATGCATGATGATAACCAAGGTGTTATAAGTGCTCTGTGGGCTTTGTACTATGGTTATTATATTGCTGATAGGAATAATCCTACACAAGCATATGATAGAGATCAATATAGAAACGGTAATACTAACAACTATGCATTTGGTTTTGATAACGGATCAACTGCGGACTTTTTTAAATCTGTTACTATCTACACAATGGGACGTAGACGCTTTGTTGGATACACACTAGTCAATCCAAAGATTCAACAATGGACAGCAGGTGGAATGGATTATGCAGCAGGGTCAGAAACTGCTGAAAGTTCAATGTCATTACAATACGAAGCAGTACAGTATACAGCAGGAACAATAAGTCAAGGTTCACCTAAGGGTTTTGCAACATTACATTATGATACAGTTTCATCTCCATTAGGAGTTGCAGGTGGCGGAACAGGATTA